TTCGACGGGGTCAGCGGCAAAGACGCGCAGGCCGTGCAGCGTCTAATCGGGGCAGCCGCGGAGCGTGGCGAGCCTATGCGTGCAGACGCACGCGCCAAGTCGTGGGCCGGAAATGCGGTGGCCGTGCAGCTCGACCTAGACATGGACAAGCAGCACGAGAAGGCGCGCGCAAAGGCAATCCTGAAGAAGTGGATCGAGACAAACGTGCTGAAGGTCGAAGAGTGGCCAGATAAACGGCAGGGGCGTGACGTGCAGTGCGTCGTCGTCGGTGAGTGGATTAACGCGTCGGAGGTGAACTAATGATTAAGAAGTGTGAATGGAGGAATTGTTGCAACTTTTTTACGGTTGGCCATAAGCGGCGTCAAAAGTTTTGTCAGCGCAGTTGCGGCAAAAGAGTGGCAAATCTTAAATGGGTTAACGATAATCCAGAAAAACAGAATGAGGCGCAACGCGTATATAAGCGTAAAAGGTACAACACAGACGCGGCGCATAGGGAATACCGAAAGAGGTATAACAATGAATTCTGGCACAACTGTGATGACGCAGTGAAATCAAAGATGCAGAAAACACGAAAGAAGTATCAGCAAGATAAGCAGAAGAACGATGTAAACTTTAGAATAAGGATCACTTTAACGTCTCGCATCAAAGAAGCGATCAAAAAAGCCAAGACAGAAAAGTGCGATAAGTCGGCTGCGCTATTGGGCTGCTCAATAGAGCATGTACGCCAGCATCTTGAGCAGCAATTCGCAGACGGAATGTCGTGGGACAATCACGGCGATTGGCACATAGATCATATTAAGCCGTGCGCAGCTTTTGATTTAACAGACCCAGAGCAGCAAAGAGAATGCTTTCACTACTCAAATTTGCAACCGCTATGGGCTTGGGACAACTTGAGTAAAGGAGCGACATATGAGCCGTCATAGTCAGAAATCGAAGCAGCGTCATCCTGATGCGCCGCGGGAACATTATGAAGTGGCGCACATAACATTCGAGATTGCGCCGGACGTGAAGACGTTCGCGCTCATAGCGGGGCAGGCGTACAGCGCAAAGGATCGCAGGCCGCTGTTCAGCGCGCACATAGAAAAAGGCATGAGCGAGCAGCTACGTGAGCTGGCGTTCAGGCTAAGGCAACTGGAGGAGGAACTATGATTGAATACAGCTATCAATACAGCAACAAGAGCGAAGCGAGAAAGCCTCAACGCGAAAGCATTGAATTTAGAGACGGGCGTGGGCGCTATGACATGGAGTTCAGCGTCTGGCATGGAGACGATCATGTCGTGTCAATCAGAGGCGCGACTGCGCAGGACATGCTAGTTGCGTTCTTACGCAAAGCGTCAACGCATCATCTGCACTACTTTAAGCGCGGGTTAGAGGACGAGCTCAAGTGGAGGAACGGTGATGACTAGACCCATTTACGAAACGCAGACAGACCGCAACAACGAGCGCCGGCTCGCAGCGAAAATCGAAAAGCATTACGGCTGCATCCTGCAAAAGATGCCAATGAAGCTAAGCCTAGACTTCATGGCGATCCGCGATGGCAAAGCCGTGGCGTTCATCGAAGCCAGACAACGCAAAATCGCGATGAACACGTATCCGACGTACATGCTGTCGCTCTACAAGGCGACGCAGGCGCGCTCGCTCACAATGACGACCGGACTACCGTGCTTTCTCGCGGTGCAGTGGACGGACAAGGCAGGCATCGCAAAGCTGCCGCCGGCGCACGAGGAAATGCACGTCGAAATGGGCGGAACAACGCGACGAGACGATCCACAAGACATCGAGCCTATGGTACACTTTGACATAGCTAACTTTAAGGAGCTGTGACAATGACACTGCCAGTACGTGAGATAGAAGACGACGAAAGCAAGCTGGAGCTTGGGCGCATCGTGTGGGACGAGGAAATCGGTGGCGCCGTGATCGAGTGGTGCGCAGACGAAATGCCAATGATGTCATCAGCGTCTATCGACGTGGCATTCGTGATGGAAGTGCTGCAAGGCATCGACACCGACGTGACGATGGCCAAGGCGCTAAATATGGCGCTGCTAAGAGAGGGGTCGAATGGCACTTTGCATTAGTTCCTCAGTTTCCTCAGTTGAACTGAGGTAGAGTGAGGAAGTGAGGTAAAAGAGGCCGATTTTAGTTCCTCCTCAGTTATTACGTATATATACGTAACTGAGGAGGTAACTTCGGACTGAGGTGAAAGTAACTGAGGAAAGTGGAGGAGTTGTAGCATGGCAAAGAAGGGGAAGCGGTCGCTGGCTAACCATAGGGAAGCGAAGGCGAAAGGGACGTTGACTGATCAGGGTACGAAGATCAGTGCTGGCGTATGGGGGCAGTTACGTCCGCTCGATGAAAAGGCGAGGGAGAAGATAACGAAGTGGGGAGATACGTTGCCCGACTTGGTATCGCCTGATCTGGCAGGACGGTTTGAAGCTGCATACGAGGCGCTGAGAGAGCGTGTGGATGCGGATGATGTCGTTGGCACCAATCAGATCGCAACGCAGCTCATGAGAGCGTGGGACGTGCTGGAGAAGGCTGCGGAGGATGCAGGGCACAAGCCGCTACCGCCGCACGCGTATTGCGTCGAGATCGATGACAAGATCGTATGCTTTGCGTTGCACGGGTGGGCGGAGCTACGGAAGAAGTATCCAAGCTGGATCGTGTACAGCTTTGAGGATGCTGCACGCGTCATACGATTTGACTGGACGGAGACTTTCCTGAACAATGCGTTCAATGCGTTTCCGAATGCAAAGGTAACGCGGATGGTGCGTGACGGAGACGATCGCATCAACTGGGATTTAGGTGGAGATGAGATACCATGGTAACGAGAGACGAGATACTGGCAATCGCCGGCAGCGTGATCAGCGGAGAGCGCAGCAAGGATTACGGCGATGCAAAGGATAACTTTGAGACGATCGCAGCGCTGTGGTCGTCTTATCTGGATCACGACTTCACAGTAGTGGACGTGGCCAACATGATGATACTGATGAAGATAGCGCGCAGTAAGACGTCACCAAGGAAACAGGATCACTGGGTCGACATCTGCGGCTATGCAGCGTTAACAGGAGAGATCGTGAGCGATGGGCGGTGAAGTAGGTAAGGCAAAGATTGCAGCGTTGGACGCAGTTGGAGAGGATGAGCTGTTCGAGCAGATAGCGCAGGGCAAGAGCGTGCGTAACATCATGAAGGAGCAGAACATTGGGTACAAGCTGTGGGCGAAGTGGTTAGACGCTAAGGCTGGGCGACGTGATCGTTACGCGACTGCGCAGCTAGAGGCTGGACACTATTACGCTGAGCGTGCGGTCGATACGGCGCAGGCAACTGATCCATCGATGGTCAACGTAGCGCGCTTACAAGTGGACACGGATAAGTGGATGGCGTCAAAGCTGAACGCACAGTACGACACGAGGCAGCGTGATGTCGCGATCAACATTAGCGTGAACGACTTGCATGCGCAGGCTGCGGCGTTACTTGGCGACGTGATCGATGGTGAAGCGATAGAGGTAGACGATGACGACGTGTGAGCGGCGAATCCACACACCGGCTCACAGTCGCATACGCGTGCGCGCGATTAACAGAACGAGCGTTCAATTACAACTGCTTGACACTACATCTTGTGCCATTGCGTTATTTGCATGGCTCGCTGGCGCGTTGCATCGCGCAAACGCCTTATTTATATGTCGCATGCAAGAAGTGGAATTTAACATAATCGACATTATCGGAGTGACCTATGCGCCGCTCGCATACCGGACGCGATTTGACCCCCCCCTTCGATTCGGCGGGCCGGTGCAAATGCAAAGGACGTCCCCACGCACCCCCACCCCCGTACCCCGTAAACAGGTGTTAACATGACCCCGCAAAAAAAATCCCACGAAAACCCGTTTATTACGTTAATGCGTCGCTACCGCGATGATCCGGTTGCCTTTGCCCGCGAGGTCATCGGCATCGAGCCTGACGAGTGGCAGACGGAGCTCTTAGACGCCATCGCTGCCCCTGCGGAGCGGCGTATATCCGTCCGTTCTGGCCACGGTGTCGGTAAGTCGACGGCCGTTGCGATGGCGGCCGTGTGGCATGTGCTCATGCGCATCCCGTCCAAGACGGTTGTCACGGCGCCCACCAGCTCGCAGCTTTTCGACGCCTGCTTCGCGGAGATGAAGAACGTCGCCAAGCGCCTGAAGCCGCCGTTCAACGACCTCCTCGAGATCAAGTCTGATCGCATTGAGTTGAAGAGCCAGCCGGAGAGCACGTTTATTTCGTGCAGGACGTCCAGAGCCGAGCAGCCGGAGGCACTGGCGGGTGTACACAGCCAGAACGTGCTTCTGATTGCCGACGAGGCGTCTGGCGTGCCCAACGCCGTCTTCGAGGCCGCGTCAGGCAGTATGTCCGGCCACAACGCCACGACGGTGCTCACGGGCAACCCGACGCGGAACACGGGCTTCTTTTACGACACGCACAATCGGCTGCGCGAGGACTGGTACACGATGCATGTTTCCTGCGTTAGTAGCCCGCGCGTGAGCGAGGATTTTGTTGACGACATGAAGAAGCGCTACGGCGAGGACAGCCCCGCGTATCATGTGCGTGTACTTGGCAACTTTCCCCCGTCTGAGGAGGACACTGTTATTCCGGTTTCGTTGATCGAGCACGCGATGAACAACGAGATACGGATTGACGACGACACGCCTGCCATTTGGGGTTTGGACGTTGCACGGCAGGGCAACGACAGCAGCGTGCTGTGCAAGCGTCAGGGGCCGGTGATACATCCTATGACGGTTTGGCGTAACCTCGACTTGATGCAGCTTACTGGCGCCGTGAAGGCGGAATACGATGCGCTGCCGCCTTCCAAGCGCCCGATCGAGATCATTGTTGATAGTAATGGCTTTGGCGCTGGCGTGCTCGATCGCCTGCGGGAGCTTGAGCTGCCGGCGCGTGGCTTGAATGTCGCGGAGCGTTCGTCGCAGAAGGACACGTACATCAACTTGCGCGCGGAGTTGTGGTTTAAGGCGAAGGCGTGGTTAGAGGGGCTCGACGTTAAGCTGCCCAAGGATGACGCGTTGTATGCGGATTTAGCGGCGCCAAGGTATCACTTTACCAGCTCCGGCAAGATGCAAGTTGAGAGCAAGGAGGCGATGAAGAAGCGCGGCGTTAATTCGCCTGACCGCGCTGACGCTGTGTGCTTGTCGCTGGCGAACGACCACACGACTATGGCGTTTGGGCGCGCGTCTGCGGGGAGCTGGTCAAAGCCGTTGAAGCGTAGTATTAGGGGCGTCGTTTAGACGTAAAAAGGGGCAAGAGTTGCCCAACTCCTGCCCCTTGACGTGATCACCGGTGAATGTCGCACCAGCTCACGCTGCCATGGTTTGGCGGTAAAATAATGAGGTAAAAACCCGCCCCCGCACTCATGGCTTACGGTGGGCGCTGATGAGGCGCCCAATGTGTTAGTTGTCTGGCCGTAGACGTGGCCTAATTGATCCTGACATTTTGCCGGTGTTCTCGCAATAGAGATCAGCCGGCATTGCGTCTGACAGCGCCTCCGCGGCTCTCAGGGCGTCGGAACACGCCTTTGAGCTTTCGAGGTACATGCGTGCTTGCAGGGTGTGCCCCTGCAAAGCGTATTCGATGATGAGCGCGTAAAAGAAGGTCATTGTGACAGCAGCTCCATCATTTCTTGGAACATTTCCCTAGTAATGCCCGTGCGGTCATATATTTCTTTCCAAGTGTTGCCTCTAATTACCATGTCTTGAGCTTCTATTATCTGGCGCACTTTTAGCTGATCTGAGTTCATTTTTTACATCCTTTGATTCTATCCCTTAATACCTGTTAACAAATTGCTAACATAGACACAAGCACTAATTTCAGGCATATTATGCGCATGCGGTTTTCCTTCCACACCGCAAGAGCTACCGGCTCCCCCGCGCGGCCTCCCACGCGCGGGGTTCCGTAGTAGCAAAAATGCTGTATTATGTGGATAACGCGTTAAAGGAGATCAACATGCCGAAGAAGGGGCTCTATGCGAACATTCACGCTAAGCGTAAGCGCATTGCGGCGGGCAGCGGCGAAAAGATGCGCAAGGCTGGAAGTAAGGGCGCGCCGAGCGCGAAAGCGTTTAAAGCTGCTGCGAAAACAGCGAAAAAGCCAAAGAAAGCGAAGAAGAAGTAATGCCTGAGAAGTCGAAAAAAGATGCTCGGCTATCTCGTGTCGGCGTATCTGGCTACAACAAGCCGAAGCGCACCCCGAAGCACCCGACGAAATCGCACGTCGTGGTGGCGAAAGAAGGCGACAAAGTTAAGACAATCCGCTTTGGCCAGCAAGGTGTCAGCGGCGACAAGAAAACTACGGCGCGCAGCAAGTCGTTTAAGGCGCGTCATGCGAAGAACATAGCCAAGGGCAAGATGTCCGCGGCATACTGGGCAAACAAGGTGAAGTGGTGATGGCTAACTTACTTGATGACATTATAAAATTTGCGCTGCGCCAGCGTTACCCTGATGTAACGCCTCCCGTGACGAAGTTTGATACCAAAAAGGGTAAAGAGTATTTAGCCAAAAGCGAGAGCCCAGAAGCTAAAGCTGTGAAGAAATTTCGCGATGTCACGCAGCGCCGCATTAATGCTGGCGATTATGATCCGTACTTCAACCTCGCAGATCGCTTTAGCGTTGATCGTTATAGGTATCCGGTCGCATCGCAGCCAAACCAAACGCTTTCGGTATTACCGGCAAAACAGGAAACTATCGATAAATATCGGAAACTTTACGGCAATCCTCAGTCTAAAAGAAACCTTCTTGAGGCATACGAAAAAGGCATCGATCGTCCAGACACGTCTGACTGGTATTTCATGGGCCAGTTTGAAAAAGAGTTTATCGATGAATACGGTGAAGAGTTGGGTCGCAAAAAATTCCAAGAAATGTTTGCCGATCCTATGGCCGCATGGACTGGTGGCGCCGATCCGCAAGCAAACTTTTTGATGGCGTCGTTTGATAACTATCGCAAGGCGCAGGGCGCTAATTTGCCGGAAAATACGTTTAACTATCCGTATCCGATTGGCGGCCGCTTTTTAGGTAATAACGCTAAATCCGCATCTAAGATTGAGGCGGAAGGCGGTATTAACCCAACAACAAACCCAAAGCGCTTTAACTTCTCGACAAATTTCCAAGGCGCCGGCGATCGTGCGACGATGGACGAACAGATGATGACTATTGGCTACGGTATGCAAGTGCCGACGCCCAAGACATATGGAGCCGTCGAAGAGGTTGCTATGGAGCTTGCCGACAAAAAAGGCGTTACGCCTATGAAGTTCCAAGAAGTCGTTTGGCATGGTGGAACTGGTAAAGAGGGTAAGCCTATGATTCAGTTCGTCAACGAAGCGATTGAGCGTACCAGCGCCATCACCGGATTAACACCGAAAGAGGTTGTCCGCGGTATGGTTAAGGGCTCTATTCCGGTCTTCGGTGCGGGAGCTGCCGCGCCAATGACAAACGATATTCTTAACTACTTCTCTAACCTAGAGGGCAGCGGTTCTTAATGGCTAACCCGTTAAAATATGCACGCGGTTTATTAGACTTATTGCACTTTTCAGACGAGGTGCGGCCAGTAATCGACCCAATGAAGCACTTAACGAACCCCAATATTCGTGGGGCAGAGGCTTCACTTGCACGCTCGAAAGTAAGGACAACGCCTTTCCGTCAGGAGCCAAAAGAGTTTTATGACCCCTACCCGCCGCAAAGTTATTGGGCGGCTGAAGGGTATAAGAAAGAGCGCGGTCTAGGTGACGCCATTCACACGACACGCCAGCCGGTCGAGGGGTTTTATGATGTTAGCGAAGATGCTGACAAATTTTTACCTGTAGCGCGTGAGAAGGTTGACGATGTGCTTTCGACGTTTGGGATAAACATCCCTCCGAATGAGCGCGCAGACTTGATCATATCTGAGACGATGGATATGGCAAAAGTCGCAAAATACCTTGGCCTGCAAAACCGCAAGGCGCGGCCAAATGTTTACACCCAGTTCAACCCTGTCGTTCCGGAGTTTGTGAGGCCTCCGGAGGGTCAGTTTATGAGTATTCTCGATTACTTGGAAGGATTAGAGAAATGACAACACTTGTATACGAAATGGAGATGGATGACTTTGGAAAATCGCTTCTAGAGAGCGATCCATCTTTTAAAATTGAAATACTTGAGACGTTAGACAGCGAAGAGCCATTGCTCTTAAAATACAAAGTCAAGGTGACTGAAGAGAGGCCTGATGAGTGACATCCGCAAGAAGATTTCCCTAGCATATGATCAGATCGATCCATACGCGCGCAAGTTAGAATATAAGACCGACGACCAAGGCCGCACATATCGCGATTTTGGCGATTATCTTTACACCGAAGACCAGCTCTCAAGTTTCATGGACTACATGAACGCCGAGCCCAACATGTTTAACGCACGCCGCGGTGCGGTGCAGTCGTTGATCGATCAGGGCCGCGATCCTATGGAGGCTGTGGCGATGTCAAAAGTCGCTGAGATGGTGCCGGTTGCAAACGCACCATACGTTGCAGACGACATCTATGGCGGCTCCAGAAAGGTTAGGGACGCGTACCAAGAAGGACGCCCGCTCGACATGCTTGGCCATATCGCGATGTTGGGGCTAGACGCTGCCCCATTGATCTATGGAGGATTTAAGGGGTTGCAGCTTGGTCGCAGGGCAATGAAGAACGACGCCGCTAAAATGGCAAAAACACCTATGTCGATGCGGAAGCAGCCACAGCTTAGCTCTGGCCTACTTGCCGACGTCGAAGGTTATTTGAGCAGATAGGAGCCGTACATGGACTACGAAATCAACGAACTGGCGGCGCAACTAGAAGCCGAAATGAATCCTAACCAGATGGACGACGACGAGCTACAGGGCATTGTTGGTAAAGAGATCGACGACGCAATCGACTTTATCGACAACTGGATCAGCCCCACACGCGCCACCGCGACGCAGTACTACCGCGGCGAGCCGTTCGGCAATGAGGAAGAGGGCCGCAGCCAAGTTGTCAGCATGGACGTGCGCGACACGGTGCAGGCGATCATGCCGTCGCTGATGCGTATTTTCCATGGCACCGACCGCACCGTCGAATACACGCCCCAAGGGCCAGAGGATGTCGCGGCTGCCAAGCAGGCGACGGAATACGCAAACTACATCATAAATCGCGACAATAACGGCTTCTTGCACGTTCACGCGGCGTTCAAGGACGCGCTGATCCGTAAGGCCGGTGTTTTGAAGTGCTACTGGGATGATCAGACACGTTTTGAGACGCACGAGCTTACCGGCCTCGACGACAACGCTTTGAGCGCGCTTATGGCCGACCCTGACGTTGAGGTAGATATTCTCGCATCTGAGCCCATCGGGGAGCCCCAGATCGACCCCATGAGTGGCCAGATCGTGCCTCCGCCTATGGTACACGCCGTTCGCGCCACATACACGTATCCGGATGGCCGTGTGAAGCTAGAGGCCGTGCCGCCGGAGGAATTTCTGATTTCCCGCGAAAGTAAGTCGCTAGAAGACGCCGACTATGTTGCGCATCGCCGCATTGTGACGGTTTCTGAGCTTGTCGCCATGGGCTACGAGTACGACGACGTCGCGTCGCTTGGATCGTCATACGACGACATGGAGACAAACATCGAGCGCAGCACGCGAAACCGCGCGCTGTCTAACGAGATGAACGAGCGCAACGATCCGGCGATGAAGAAGGTTCTTTACGTCGAAAACTACATCCGCGTTGATTACGACGGCGACGGAATCGCAGAGCTGCGTAAAATTTGCACCGCGGGCGACGGTAAGACGATCCTGATGAACGAGCCGTGCGCGATGCTGCCGTTCGCCGTGTTCTGCCCCGATCCCGAGGCGCACGACTTCTTTGGCATGTCGATCGCAGACACCGTCATGGACATCCAACGCATCAAGTCGTCGATCATGCGTAACACGCTCGACAGCTTGGCGATGTCGATCCACCCACGGGTCGCAGTGACCGAGGGCATGGTCAACATCGATGACGTCATGTCAACAGAAGTCGGCGCCATCATCCGCCAGCGTTCTGCCGGTCAGGTGCAGCCATTGTCTATGCCGTTCGTTGGCCAACAGGCATTCCCAGTGCTGCAATACATGGACGAGATCAAAGAGGCCCGCACAGGCATCTCAAAGGCGTCTATGGGCCTTGATGCGGGTGCGTTGCAGTCATCTACCGCCGCAGCGGTAAACGCGACTGTGTCGAGCGCTCAGCAGCACATTGAAATGATTGCGCGTATCTTTGCGGAAACCGGAATGAAGCAGCTTTACCGTATTGTGCTGCATCTGATTACGACGCATCAAGACCAACCGCGCATGGTGCGCCTGTCGAACGAGTTTATCCCGATCGATCCGCGCACTTGGAACTCCAACATGGATGTTTCGATCAACGTCGCACTTGGTCGCGGTACGGATACTGAGCGCATGATGATGTTGCGCCAGATCGGAGAGATGCAGAAAGAGGCCATGGCGACCATGGGCCCAATGAACCCGCTAACCGACATGCAGAAGCTGTCGAATACGCTGAAGGCGATGACGGAGCTTGCAGGGTTCAAGGACGTGTCGCAATTCTGGTCAGACCCATCACAATTCCAAGCGCCACCACAAGAAGACAAGCCAGACATCAACGAGCAGCTCATTCAGGTGCAAATCCAGCAAATCCAAGCGGACATCCAGAAGAAGGCGGCCGAGCTGCAACTTGGACGCGAGAAGATGTTCATGGAGGACGATCGCAAGCGCGACGAGCTGGAAGCGGAGCTATACGTCAAGGCGGAAGAGATGCAGGCCAAATACGGCACGCAGCTTAACGTCGAGAAGATTCGGTCGGATATGGCTATCAATCGCGAAGTGATGAAGGCACAGGCCGACCTGATTAAGGAAGCAGCGCGTGAAGAGTAAGCAACAAATCATAGACGACGGGCACGAGGCTGCCCGTCTTTTACGTGACACAGATTTTATTCGCTTCATGGATGAAATCGAGCAGGATTGCTGGGAGGAGTTCAAGACAACTGAAGCCAGCGATAAAGGCGCCCGCGAGGGCATTTACATGAAACTGCGCGGCGTACAGGCGGTTCGCCAGAAGCTGCGTGCAATGGAAGATAATGCGACTATTGAAAAAAAGACAAAATAGCGCATAATATGGAGTTTAAGGATGTCAGAAGCCAACAACCCGTTAGGGACTGATCTGAATACCGCACAAAATGCAATCAGAGCCATGATCGCGCCTGAAGAGGATACCGTGACGGAGCCTGATGCGCTTGAGGCCGAAGCCGTAGAGGCGGACGCCGAAATGCCAGAGGACGCTGAAGAATACTCGCAAGAGTACGCTACAGAGGACGAAGGCGATTTCGAAGCTGAAGAAGATGCCGGCGAGCAGGACGACGCATCCTTCGACTTACTATCGACCACGGTCGAAGTAGATGGCGAAGAGATTACCGTCGAAGAGCTTAAACGCGGAAATCTAAGGCAGCGGGATTACACACGCAAAACTCAGGAGCTTGCAGAGGCCCGCAAGGAGCTCGAAGCAAACTACGAAGAGATACAGCGTGAACGTGCTCAATATGCTCAGATGTTGCCTGCGTTGCAGGAGCGTTTGCAGCAGCCGGTCGAACAGGAGCCAGACTGGGACACTCTGTATGACACAGACCCCGTGATGGCAGCGAAGGCAGAGCGCCAGTGGAAAAAGCAGCAAGAAGAGCGTTCAGCTCAATTGCAGGCGGTTGAAGCTGAGCGTCAGCGCATGATGGGGTTGGAACAGCAACGCATGGAACAGATGCAAGCTCAGTACTTCGAACAACAGCGCGAGTTACTGCCGGAACTCATTCCTGAATGGCGTGACAACTCTGTCGCGTCTAAAGAGGCCAAAGACATCCGCGGTTTCCTCCTGAAGGAGGGTTTCAGCGAACAAGATGTTAATGGCTTGACGAATGCTACGCTTGTGAAGTTAGCGAGGAAAGCGATGTTATACGATCAAGGTCAGACACGCGCAACTGAGGCCAAGAAAAAGCCGAAGACGCAGAAGACCAAGACACTCAAAGCTGGTTCTCGTGGCTCGCAGCCTCGACCAAAGACAGGGCAACAACAAGCGCTACAGCGCGCACGAAGTACTGGCCGCGTCGCAGACGCCGCGGCTGCAATCAAAACTCTACTTTAGGAGGCCATTATGGCAATCGTAGCAAACACATTTACATCGCACGACGGTGTAGGTATCCGTGAATCACTTGCAGACGTGATCGCGAACATTTCACCTGAAGAGGTGCCATTTCAGTCAAACGTCGGCTCAGAAAACGTAGCCAACACATACTTCGAGTGGCAGACTGACAGCTTGGCATCAACATCGACTACAGGCGTAATCGATGGGGATGACGTGGCGTCATTCGATGCGACTACAGCGACCACTCGTGTGGGTAACTACACACACATCCGTCGCCGCACAACTATCGTTGCAGACAACTTCTCAGCGCTAGATTTGGCCGGAAGAAATGACGAATTAAGCTACCAAATCGCAAAGCGCGGCAAAGAATTGAAGCGCGATATAGAAGCGGTTTTGACTGCGAACAACGCGCAAGTTGCTGGCGATAGCGCAACAGCTCGTGAAACAGGTGGCTTGGGCGCGTGGATCGCGTCAAACGCAAACGCTGGTGCAGGCGGTGCGTTGGCAACTGGTAACGGTACTACTGCACGTACAGACGGCACTCAGCGTGATTTCACTGAGACAATGCTGAAAGACGCGATGCAGCAAGCATTCGTTTCTGGCGGTCAGCCTTCAATCTTGATGGTAGGCCCACACAACAAGACAGTTGTGTCAGGCTTTGCGGGTATCGCGGCACAGCGTTACCAAGCGCCATCAGACGCGCCGACAACAATCATCGGTGCGGCTGACGTGTATCTGTCTGACTTCGGGACGCTAAATGTGGTTGCAAACCGCTTTAGCCCAGAGCGGACAGCATATCTACTCGACCCAGAGTACGCATCTGTATGCTACCTACGTCCAATCCAGAACGTCGAGCTTTCGAAAACTGGTGACGCCGAAAAGTCAATGGTTATCGCCGAGTTCGGCTTGAAGGTAACCAACGAAGCGGCACACGCGGTTGTTGCGGACTTGAACGTATCATAAGACTGACGGGGCGGCTTCGGTCGCCCCTCTCACTTCTGGGAGATAGGCATGCCACAAAAGAGACTATTTGGACACGATCCGCTTACCGGCATAACACAATATTGGCACGTTACTGATAAGGGCGAGTACGTAATCGAGACGCAGCAAGACGTCACTGCGATCGCGGAAGCAAACAAGCGTCAGTACAACGATACCCCCGATAAACACCGCGACGTCAACAAGGTGGCGTCAATCCCATTAAACGTGTATTATGACCTCAAGAGACGAGGCATTGCGGACGATCCGAAGAAGTTTAAGCAGTGGCTCAACGATCGAGATAACAGAGTATTTAGG